AAGGGTAAGAGTTTACAGTTACACACAAAACGTTATAGAGCCAACAAGGTTTCTACATTCGAACGGCACAAAGTCATTAATTTTGCAACCCGTTTTAGTTCTACACAACCGCTTGGCATAAGGGGAAGACGTTCAAGTAATTTGGCTATTCTGCCGGTGGATGTGGCTGTATCGGTACATATATCCCAAAATTCCCCGACGTTGGCAATACTTTGCAGAATAGAAACAGATACCCGAATTGGACGTATTTGCAACATAAATGCAATACGGCAAAATAAAGACGCTTGACAGTCGATCGACTATCAAGCGTCTTTGCGGTATGGACGGGACGTTGAACAAAAATATAACCAAATAGCACACGCAAGCAAACCGCTAAAATATAGCAGATTGCAATCATTTTCAAAAAAACACATAATATAATTAAACATCATATCACATCAAATTGTCATGTACATTTTCGTGTACATTATATTTCATCAAACTTTGTCATTTCCCGTTTCTTCAAATCATCCACTATCTTCACGTATGGTTTCATTGCCTTGAAATCTGAATGTCCTGTCCAACGCATTATCACTTCTGCCGGAATACCCAAAGCAAGCGCATTCACAACAAATGTTCGCCGAGCGCAATGAGTGGTCAATACCGCCCATTTCGGATAAACTTGTTCTTTCCGTGAATTACCTTGAAAGTATACGACCTTTTGCGGTGTATTCAGTTCACAGGCTTGCCCAAGTTCTTTCAAGTAAACGTTCATCTTGACATTTGATATAATCGGCAAAGCAGTGTCTTTGGGAAACTTTGCATCTTTGTATTTATCAAGTATTGCCTTGGAATGCCTATTCAATTCAATAGTCAATGAATCGGACGTTTTTTGAGTTACAAACTTTATATCATTATCAGATACTTCCGCCCTTGTCAGTTTGGCAACGTCCGAATATCGTAATCCCGTAAAGCAGCAAAACAAGAAAACGTCCCGGACACGTTCAAGACAACCTTGACCTTTGTAATCCTGCAATGCTTGCAATTCATCTTTATTCAAATAGATTATTTCTTTGCAATTACCGTCAATCCCTTTGAAGCGAGGGCGAAATGTTTCATGCAAATCTCCATTATAATACCCTTTATGTGCCGACCACCGTAAGAACCAACGGACATAATCAATATTTTTGGCGATTGTAGTATTCCGCATATCCTTTCTGTTAAGTCTTTGGATATATTGTTGCAACTTGGCTTCACTAATTGTATGGAAGTTTAAGTATTTATCAAACGCAAGTAAATGTTCTTTGACCGCATTGAATTTGCTAAAGGTAGCATCCGACCATTGATTTTGTTCGCCAACGGTCTTAACAAACAAATCAAACGTCGTGAAAAAATCATCTTCCGGGCTTGGTAGTTCAATTATTTTTGTCCGACCGACCATATCATTGAACAAGTCTTTGATTTCACCCAATGATGGTTTGCGCTTTTCAAGCAATTCATATCTGGCAAATACTTCATTGATTGCCAATTTGTATTCGTCAATGGTTTGGTTTATGTTGGCGGACGTTTGATTGGCTTTGTTTATTGCCCCGTCCTTTGCTCGTTCAGTTTCTATATTCCATAATTCCAAGTCAATGTTATGTCCAATAGGAAAGTCAATCGGACGTTCGCCCGACAAAGTTACACGCATACGGATTCCAAGGTTTATTATTTCACCGGGTTTGCGTTTATGCAGCAAGAAATGTATGGAACGTTTGATATACATGATTATTTTTTGAACATTGTGCCATTACCAAGCAACAACCATTCGGGTGAAATTTTGTAATCCCTACAAAGGTGTGACAAAGCATCCAAATCAATCACTTTATAATTCGTTGGCTTTGCCATGTCAGGGTTACGCATTTCGGTACGGATATTTGAGTATTTCACGCGGTTTAAGTTGTGGTCGTCGCAAAAGGGTTTCAATCCACCACATTCGTGCGATGCAATCAAAATATCCAAGGCTTCAAAGAATCGGCTTTGAATGGCAATCATTTCGGGGCGAATAGTCTTTAACATATTAATTTCACAGTTTAGTAAGTAAAATCATAATCAAACTTATCATTAAATTTAGTCCATTTGATAAATCCATATCTATTCCTGTCACAGGGAAAAACAACATCTAAAAACATAGGATTGTATGTTGATTCTATTTCATAATAAATTCCGGCATACTTTGTTGAATATAACCAATGATAACCGTCTTTTCGTCCTTGATAAGTGGCAACAATAAAATACTTTCCAATTGGCAATGTAACTGTTTTATATGTTTCGGAAGTTCCAGAAACATACACCGAACGAATTGAATTTGCTATTGTCCCATTTTCCAACTTCATCTTACCATCTTTCAATAAGTCGAAAATCTCATCATGTAATGCTTGATAATCACTAATTGTCCCATCGAACGTCCGATTGACTTTCCTATTGGACATAACATTGACTTGGAATTATGGAATATAGAAACTGAACGAGCAAAGGACGGGGCAATAAACAAAGCCAATCAAACGTCCGCCAACATAAACCAAACCATTGACGAATACAAATTGGCAATCAATGAAGTATTTGCCAGATATGAATTGCTTGAAAAGCGCAAACCATCATTGGGTGAAATCAAAGACTTGTTCAATGATATGGTCGGTCGGACAAAAATAATTGAACTACCAAGCCCGGAAGATGATTTTTTCACGACGTTTGATTTGTTTGTTAAGACCGTTGGCGAACAAAATCAATGGTCGGATGCTACCTTTAGCAAATTCAATGCGGTCAAAGAACATTTACTTGCGTTTGATAAATACTTAAACTTCCATACAATTAGTGAAGCCAAGTTGCAACAATATATCCAAAGACTTAACAGAAAGGATATGCGGAATACTACAATCGCCAAAAATATTGATTATGTCCGTTGGTTCTTACGGTGGTCGGCACATAAAGGGTATTATAATGGAGATTTGCATGAAACATTTCGCCCTCGCTTCAAAGGGATTGACGGTAATTGCAAAGAAATAATCTATTTGAATAAAGATGAATTGCAAGCATTGCAGGATTACAAAGGTCAAGGTTGTCTTGAACGTGTCCGGGACGTTTTCTTGTTTTGCTGCTTTACGGGATTACGATATTCGGACGTTGCCAAACTGACAAGGGCGGAAGTATCTGATAATGATATAAAGTTTGTAACTCAAAAAACGTCCGATTCATTGACTATTGAATTGAATAGGCATTCCAAGGCAATACTTGATAAATACAAAGATGCAAAGTTTCCCAAAGACACTGCTTTGCCGATTATATCAAATGTCAAGATGAACGTTTACTTGAAAGAACTTGGGCAAGCCTGTGAACTGAATACACCGCAAAAGGTCGTATACTTTCAAGGTAATTCACGGAAAGAACAAGTTTATCCGAAATGGGCGGTATTGACCACTCATTGCGCTCGGCGAACATTTGTTGTGAATGCGCTTGCTTTGGGTATTCCGGCAGAAGTGATAATGCGTTGGACAGGACATTCAGATTTCAAGGCAATGAAACCATACGTGAAGATAGTGGATGATTTGAAGAAACGGGAAATGACAAAGTTTGATGAAATATAATGTACACGAAAATGTACATGACAATTTGATGTGATATGATGTTTAATTATATTATGTGTTTTTTTGAAAATGATTGCAATCTGCTATATTTTAGCGGTTTGCTTGCGTGTGCTATTTGGTTATATTTTTGTTCAACGTCCCGTCCATACCGCAAAGACGCTTGATAGTCGATCGACTGTCAAGCGTCTTTATTTTGCCGTATTGCATTTATGTTGCAAATACGTCCAATTCGGGTATCTGTTTCTATTCTGCAAAGTATTGCCAACGTCGGGGAATTTTGGGATATATGTACCGATACAGCCACATCCACCGGCAGAATAGCCAAATTACTTGAACGTCTTCCCCTTATGCCAAGCGGTTGTGTAGAACTAAAACGGGTTGCAAAATTAATGACTTTGTGCCGTTCGAATGTAGAAACCTTGTTGGCTCTATAACGTTTTGTGTGTAACTGTAAACTCTTACCCTT